ATTACAGTCGATGCAATTCTTACTAAAAAAGGTAGAGAACTTTTAGCAAGAGGTAGAGACGAATTTAAAATTACACAATTTGCATTAGCAGATGAAACACAGATGTTAAAATATAAATTAGTTACTTTACCAAAAGGGACTGCACGTATACCTGTTGTAAGAGTTGCACAAACCAATATTGAGTTAAATGCAAATGAGAGTACAGTAATAACTCCATCAACAGTTAACTTTGGCGGAGGTAATAGAAGTTTCGGATATACAGCAATTTTATCTGATTCAGATTGTGCCGACATTGTTGCAACAAGAGGAGCTAGAAATTCAGCAGCATCAGTTCCACAATTTATAGGTGATTCGGAAGCTGCACAATCTATTACAGTATCAGGTACTCAATTTGAAATAACTGCAAAAGAGTTGCTAAGTGCTGATAAACAAATTACAATATTATTTATTGGTAATGAAACTGGTGGTAGAGCATCTGTGACATTAACAGTTAAAAAAGTTGAAATTGCAACAGCAGCGTCAGTAGGACCAGTTGCATAATAAAGGGAAATAAAAATGGCAATATATAACAGAAGAGTAAGTAGAAGAGGACCGGTAGCGTTTAGAAGAAGAAATCCGGTTTCTGCAACATCTCAAGTTGAGAGTTTAGCTAGACAATTAGCTGACCAGATTATTAGACAACGTGAGCAAGCAAAGGCACGTCAAAGAATGGGACGTATATTTACTAACTTCGATCCTACTGATGATGTATTGCCTAACAATATTGAAACTGTTACAAGAGGATTGTTTGCAGGTAATACTGGTAGTTTAACTACAATGTTTACTTCTTCAAATTTGACAGCAACTCAAAAAACATATATACAAGAAATATTTTCAACAGGAGACCCTGCAACAGATAGTAATGCCAATTCAGAATTGTCTATGGCATATGGCCACTTTAATGGGTCAGGTTCAAAAGATTTGACAGGAAACTTAAATAATGATACTCCATCTAGAGCAATTTATAAACAATATGCACAATTATTACTTGCTCCTAATGATAAAAAGTTTACAATTAACGGCGCAGATACAAACGAAATATATGTGTTAAACTTTAATAGAGCTAGAATAAGAGAAAAATTAGATCCGGGTAATTTTGAAGTAACACTTGCTGAATTAAATAATGGTTCTACAAATATTGCTCATACTGGATCTAATGTTAAACTTAAAACATCTAATCCGATTCATTATCAAATTATCGATGATTCATCATTGACATCTGGAACAGTTGGAGAAGGTGGCTTAGTATATAATTTAGTTTCAGGATCAATTGATGAAGGCACTGTAATTTATAATTCAACAGATCCAGTATATTATGGATTATTATATCCACAACATGGAGTTGCAATATTAAATGGTGAAATGTTAAATAATGTAAAAACTGCAGGAGGACTTAATTTTGGATCAGTAACAGGATCAGGAACACAAGGTGATAATGCAACTAAATTATTTACATCCATTAATGGTTCAAATGCTTTAACACCTGCCGGAGTTAATGGTGGGATACAAGCAAGATCATCTGAACAAGTTAAGTCGACTTATTATTTTGTAAGAGTTAAAAATGCAGAATATAATTATTCTAATAATCCTTCTTTTGTTACAGGATCATTAGGAGAATTATTCTTTAACACAATGATTCAAGATCCACAAGTATATATAACAACGGTAGGATTATACAATGATAGGAGAGAATTATTAGCAACTGCAAAACTATCTCAACCATTGTTAAAAAATTATACAAGAGAAGCTCTTATTAAGGTTAAATTAGACTTCTAAATTAAATTAGTAAGATGATATGCCAATTATACCGTCAGTATTTCAGCCTATCCGGGCAAATGATTTCCAGCAGAAGCCGGTAAAGACTTACAAACATTATAAAGTTTTATCGAATACATTTCCTAACACTAATGGTTATTTTCGACATAATGCAGTTTATCGTAAACATGTTCCTCATATCGATGGAAATACAGGACAAGGTATAGGAGATAGATCATTTCCAATTAATTCTGATGATAATACAAATCAGCATGTAATATGGAATGCAATCAACCATAAGTATTATCGTAACCACAATCCGGCTGAAGCTGCAGACTTTTTAAGTATTGATACTCAACAAAGATTTTTATGGCATTCGGCATCATTATTTACAGCACCATATGGGCAGGTAGGAGAAAAAATAAAATATGGAACATTTAATGTTACTTCTTCTATAGGCGGACATGTTGTTTATCTACATGACGATGGAAATGGAAATTTAATTGACCCTATAATAGATACAACTACATTTGCATCTAGTAGTAGAAATTTCTTTCATATGTCATTTAATAATTTGTATAGAAAGTTTAATGATTATGATGAGTTGGGTGAGCTATCAAAAGGCATAACTTATAAATTAAACAAAGTAGAAAAATCTGCAACAATTAATAATTCAGTAAATGTTATAACAGGCATTGAAGTTACTAGTAGTGCTGTTTCAGCAACTCCATCTGGTCTAGCTGCCCATTTTGATTCTAGCAAAGGTGCTCAAATCAAAATACCACATAATGACAAATTTGATAGATTCGGTCGTTGTGATGATTGGACAATATCATTATGGCATAAGCAAATAGATGAACGAGATCAAACGATATTATCCAAATGGGGAGTAAAAGAAGAAACATTTTTAGATAGTATTGATGGTAAACGTAAAGTACGTACTGTAAATACTAATCCAACAGAAGGTATTCAGACTGCATTAATTACTGCGGCTCAATTTGAAAATAATGCAATACGTACTCCATTTCATATTGTAGCAGGAGAACAAGATGGTACATCCGGTGAATATCATTTTATAGCATGTGATGGTAAAAAGGCAACACATGTAACATCAGGAAATATTTCTATGACACCGGGCGATTGGCAACATATATGTGTTAGAAATTCTGCATCCAAATTGGAAATTTTTGCAAATGGAGTAACTGGATCTGGAGGCACGACAGGAACATTACCAGACTTTACATCTAACGCAGCTGATGTTGTATTAGGTAATATTAATGATGAAAGGCAAGATGGTGTAGAACAAATGGTTGCAGAAATAAGAATGTATGATTATGCTGTTAATAATACCGGTATTGCATCTTTAGGAAACAAACATTATTTATCGGCTTCATGTTATCAAACCAATGTGGCAGGTAATGTGTTCCATAAAAATGGCCAGGTAGTTGCATCATCTCCATTACCTAAATATAATTCAGGGTCAGGTATATTTGGTAATACATGGGAAGTTAAATATCGTGGTACTCATACTATTTATGAAAATGAATGTTTAGTTCGTGTACCAAAAGATCAATTCAATGTTACAATGAATCCTACTTCGACATACAGGCCTGTAACAGATGGAAATGTTTCTGATTCAAATCAAACAACATTACCTCCAGGCGAATTGCGTAAAGGATTATTTGTTTCTGGTACATTAAAACCTTATATTACATCAATTGGTTTATATAATGATAAAGCAGAGATGTTAGCTACAGCAAAGTTAGCGCAACCTATTCAAAAGAATCCAGATATCGATATGAATTTCGTTGTTCGTTGGGACTACTAATATTTATATAAAATAGAGGAATTAGTTATGGCATGGAGATCAAAATCCAAATTGCGTGCAAATGCAATTAAACATGGTTATAGAAGTGGGTTTGAACATAAAGTATCGGACCAACTTAAAGAAAATAAAATTAAATTTGAGTATGAAACTACGGTCATAGATTATATAAAGCCGGAAACAAAACATACGTATACAATTGACTTTACATTACCTAATGGTATCTTAGTTGAGACAAAGGGCAGATGGGTTCTTGAAGATAGGAAGAAACATCTACTTATAAAAAAACAACATCCAGAATTAGATATTAGAATGGTATTCCAATCTTCCAAAACAAAAATAAGGAAAGGATCAAAAACTACTTATGCAATGTATTGTGATAAACATGATATACCATGGGCAGAGAAGGTTATTCCGGAGAGTTGGCTCAAGGAGAAAAAAAGCTCGTCAAAAGGTTGATCTTACGAGATATTTTTAATATATTCATATTAATAAAATTTTTTATTGAATTTATTTAATAAAAACGTTATTATTGAAAGTATTGAAAATGATAATGAAATAAGTATAACTAATAAATGAGCAAATGAGCAAATTCTCTATCATAAGTCTTCTTGAAACTGTAATGGGTCGTGGGAAGATAAACTCCAATGATAATATTGCATTCCATTGTCCATTCTGTCATCATAATAAAAAGAAGATGGAAGTTAATATTGTAACTCAATATTGGCATTGTTGGGTATGTAATGCGGCTGGTAGGAAACTTCCTATATTATTTCGTAAACTAAATGTTCAACGAGAAAAGATAGCCAAACTAGTAGAGTTACTAGATGACGTAGAATGGCGCCCAACAAAGACAACTACGGATACTCCGGTATTACAATTGCCTGAAGGATATAGACCATTATGGGAATTGCAAGAAATGAGTCCGGAGTATAGAAATGCTATTCATTATCTTAAAGGACGTAATATTACTATACACGATATATTAAAATATAGAATTGGTTATTGTAGAAAAGGTTCATATAAGGGTAAAATAATTATTCCTAGTTATGATGCAAATGGTAGTTTAAATTATTTTGTAGCACGTGCATATTATGCCGAAGATAAATATAAACATAAAAATCCTCCAGCATCAAAAGATATTGTTGGATTTGAATTACATATTAACTGGAAGATGCCTATTATATTAGTAGAAGGAGCATTTGATGCAATTGCAATTAAACGTAATTGTATTCCTTTATTCGGAAAGACAATATCAAATACATTGAAAAAAAGAATTGTTGAAAAAGGAGTTAAAGACATTTACATATGTTTAGATTTAGATGCTAGAAAACAAGCATTGGAAACGGCTGAGTATTTTATGTCAAATGGATTAAATGTATTTTTCGTAGATATAACAGGAAAAGACCCTAGTGAATTAGGATTTGAAAAAATAACAAATGTGTTACATGAAACACATATAATGAATGAAACAGAATTAATGGAACAAAAGATTTTATGCGCACTATAGATATTGGAATTGAAAAGATAGATAAGATTTATCATATAGCAGATGTACATGTTAGAAATGTTAAACGACATAAAGAATATCAGCTAGTATTTAAGAGATTATATTCTTATATTAAAAAGACTAGAACAGATAATTCTGTAATATATGTAGCCGGAGACATTGTACATGCTAAAACAGATATGTCACCAGAACTAGTAGCAGTTGTATCTGATTTCTTTAAAAAGTTAGCAGATTTAGCACCTACATTGATAATTACTGGTAATCATGATTGCAACTTAAATAATAGTTATCGACTAGATGCCCTTAGTCCGATCGTTAAAGCCTTAAATCATCCAAGCCTACACTATCTTAAAGACAATGGTATATATTATATATCAGGAGTACACTTTAACGTATTATCTGTATTCGATAAGCCAGTTGATTATATAAGAGCTGATAGTTTTGAAGGAGATTATAAAATAGCATTACATCATGGGTCGGTACATAATGCTTCAACGGATGCAGGATTCACTCTTAGCAATACACATGTTACAACAAAAATGTTTGAAGGACATGATTTAGTGTTATTAGGTGATATACATAAACCACAATATCTAGATGATGAAAAGACAATTGCATATGCAGGTTCATTGATCCAACAAAATCATGGCGAAGCATTGGGACATGGAATTATGGTATGGGACTTAGATACTAAGAAATGTGAGTTTGTTGATATACCAAACGATTATGGATATTATACATATCAGATTGATAATGGCAAGATTACAAACCCTAGTGATAAGATTCCAATACGTCCTAGGCTAAGATTAAAAGTAAAAGATACAGATTCTGCCACATTGAAAGAGATTGTAGCAAAAATAAAATCTCAATACAAGGTACAAGATATATCAATTCAGAAAATAAATGCATTAAATACAACAGATTCGAAAAAGAAAATTAACTTTGGAAACATACGAGATGTAGAGTGGCAGAATAAAGTTATTTCAGAATACCTATCAGACGAATATGCATTAGATGATGAATTACTAGATACTGTAAGACATATTAATAGAACAGTACATAGTAAATTGCCAACAAGTACATTGACTAGAAATATTACATGGACACCGAAGACATTTGAATTTTCAAACATGTTTAGTTATGGACCAAACAATATTATTGATTTTACTAACATGAATGGATTATATGGATTATTTGCTCCAAATGCATCTGGGAAATCAACATTATTAGATGCGTTATCATTTGCATGCTTTGATAAATGTAGTAGAACTAAAAAAGCAAAACATGTATTAAATAATAAAAAATCTAATTTTCATTGTAAGTTTGAATTTGAATTAGGGAAGTATACATATTTTATTGAACGTAAAGCAAAAAAACACGGAAATGGTCATGTTAAAGTTAATGTCGATTTTTGGAGAGTAGATGACTCTGGGAATGAGGAAAGTTTGAATGGAGATCAAAGAGATTCTACAAATAAAATAATACAACAATATTTAGGGTCATACGACGATTTTGTTTTAACAGCCTTATCATTACAAAATAATAATACTGGATTTATAGATAAATCACAAAGGGAACGAAAAGAATTATTATCACAATTTTTAGATATTGATATATTTGAAC